AGTACAAAACTCTTGATGAACTGCAAACCACGGTTTGTGGAGTAGTCTCCCCGAGGAGGGAGCGGACCGACTGCACCGATCTCTTTAACATAAATTTCCTCTCATCCACTCAAAATACAACGGTTGTACGAAAATATGCAGGAGTGGGACCCTTATCTTTCAGGCGACACTGGGTAAATTCAGTGTACTTAGACGCCATCCCCGACTGTACGGGGCACACCTAAATGGGTGTGGGATTTCCGGTTAGGTAGTCCAGAGTTGGACAACACAACCAGAAGAGACAGGTCCAATCCGGAGCAGCAGCGACCTGTGTTTGCATCGTCAAATAACTAGTATTGACGCCGGCGGGTGCTTTGAAAGCAATCTGCACAAACGCAGCTTGACGATCAGTTCCATCTTCACCATCACCAGACACGTAGTGTGCTGGATCAGCTAAAGAGAAATTCGCAAGCTTAAAATCTGGCAGTTGGAATGACAAAGACCCATTTGTATTGGTGCAATTGATAGCCATACCAGCAAGACCATCTGCGCCATATGATGTTCTATTCATGAACGCAGTACGCGCTGATAGCGTCCCGGATGCAACTTGTCCTCCCCAATTTTGGTAGAGGCGATAACCGACAGCCGAAGCTTGCTGTGTCCAACGCGTAACACGCATATCTGACACAACACCGCTATAGGAATCGTATCCTGGTGTTAGAACAAAATTCGCACCACCACGATATCCCATGAACATACCGGCAATGTATGCCAAGTGACTCATTGTATTAAAAGCGTATGGAGCAGTTCCAGAAGCGGCAACAACCTTGTTGGCCTGCGTAAAGGATGTCCATGATGGATCAAAACCAGGAGTGTAGGGCATGATTCGAAGAATCTTCCCCACTATCGTAATTTGATCCGCTGTCAACGAATTTGTCCAAATGGTGTCCATTGTCATATGACGGTGAGCTAGGCAGCGTAAAGAATTAATGGCCTCGCCAAAATTCTGTGCGTACCTATCTGGATGCGGTAAGGCTTTTTCGCCCAATACATGTCGTGTTGGCACGACACTGGTAATATCTTCTGCTTGAAGAGCGAAGAATGATGGAACACGGTTACTTCCTTCAGCGCCAATATGGTCTGAAGGGTTCGCATATTCGAAATCATCTCCACCTGTCAAGAAAGTAAGAATCTTGATGGATCCTGAAGCAGGTGCTGTCAGGGTAGTCAAAACTCGTACAGTCAACACTCCATTATCCGTTCCAATGCGGTTAGGGAGTGAGCCAGTCAAATTCCAGTTGGGTGCCAACGACTTGTCAACAAGCAACCACGGAGTGTCCTGGTGATAAGGGATTTCGATTTCTACATCGTCCTCTTCACCGATATCGACAATCTTCGTGTATACTGTGTTGACATCTGGATTTGTTGTAGTGATATCAGCACGGGGATCATATGAAATTTTCAAACGACCCTTGTGAAACTTGGTAGCAACAATTTTGACGCGAATCACAAGTGATCCGCGCCAATTGTAAAACATTTGCGACATGTAGGAAATAGGTGTATGATACACCCGTTGACCCACTGTTGCAGCGCCTGAATTTACAATATTGGCTTGCTGATACAAGGCCGGTGTCACCCGACAACAATACAACAACTTGTCTACCGCATCTGCAGTAGCCCAAGTTCCTGAACCTACGTATGATTCCTTCTTCTTGATATATGGGATTGACAATTCGTCTCCCGAGTGAAGGCCATGCAAAGTAGGATCTAGGGACAGTTCCTGTTTGGGATCCAGGGACAATTTCTGCACTGCTGTGCCGATATGCCCGGACGCCAACATAGGAGCGTTCATGGGTTGAAAGCCATGAACGTTGGCAATGACTGGTACGTTCGTAAAACCAAAAATTTTGGCTATCGAACCAACCGCGCGTGCTCCTATTTCAGTTGCACGTGCGAAGGGTCCTATTACTGGCACCTTCGTCAAATAGCTGGCAACATTAGCCACGGCACTTGCTGGTCTTGAAACCACACCTTCATCATACTCATCACCCTGAAGTGCGAGAGAAGCGGTAGGTCCCATTAACTCAACATCCGTCATCCAAGCGAAAACTTGTACAGTCACCGCACTTGTTCCTCCACTTACAGCAACCCCGAGAGGTGCGAAAATGACGAAGTTTAGTGTACCAAAGTTTTGTACGCTAGTGGCTTGGGTGATGTCCAACCAGTTCTTATGGTAAAAGAAGGGCAATTCCATCTGACCTCCAGCGTTCGCAGCTGGGGTCACGAAAAAACCTGGTTGTTGCGAATATGGTGTCAGTAAGGGCTCACTTCCGCTTGGCGGAGCCCGGATTTTATCTGAAACCAATCCGAGTAGAGGACTATAGCATGTCCGCAACAAACCAAACTGGAATGGAGTTCCGTTGACCATGACCTTGATGTGCAATTTACCTCGCATAAAGGCAAAGTTGTCAATCTTTTTCCGAATGTTGGTATTGTTGAGAAAAAGATACCAGGGTTGTACCGTGGCTTTCACACCAATTGTGTCAGCTGTGTTCCATGTAAAGCTAGTAATAGCTGTTGGGCGTCCCAAAAACCTTCCCAATTGCAAATCTTCAGTCCCATCGACTTTTGCAATTGGGTTGACTTCAGAACCAGCCATTATAACTTCACCTTCGGCGTTATCAATGAACGTAACGGTTTCGCTAGTCATCTCTAACCCGGTGGCAGTCCCTGTTGGCATCACTTCGTTCGTGATGTCTTCAGACTGCAAGCAAAGAAGAGTCTTAATACTCTGCGGATACGCGCTCTTATGCGCACACGCAGGAACAGTACTTCTGGTGACTGTTTCAACACTTTTTTCTTCTGTTTTCGTGTTAGCTGACTATTCTTTTGAGGGCGTAGGACAGCCAAGTCCTAACCCCGGGACTGGGACGTTTTCAAACTCTTTTGACGCATGCCGGAACCTCTCAACGAGGGTATCCCAGTCAGGCAAGGTCGAGTCCTCCACATAATGTGAATAGGGTTCTTGCTGAAGAACCCGTTGGAAGAAGGAGCGTCTCTTCTCGAACAGTTCACGTCCGTGGAAGAAATACTCGTTGTTTGCTGAAGTAATGACATCCACCATCTGCTTGTACTTATCAATGGTGCGTGAGGGCACCCAGACAGTCAAAGACTTCTGAATAGAGTCAACTTCGAGCGGAGCGGCAAACGCATTCAATTCCTCTTCCCAGCGCCACTTGCGCTTGAGGAACGAAACGCCATCAATGCCGATATACGGAACCGAGGTAGCTTCCTTGTCTGCCATTGTGTATTCAACACCAATGGAAGCCAGGACACCTTGGATTGCCGTGTGATTGAACCAGGGGATGCTACGGGAAACTCCCATAACATTGTCATCGCCATATGTAAGCAAAGCTACATTCTGGCGGAAGTCCCAGCTGGTTCCGTTTGGACTGAGCGAGCAATACGCATAGCGCATATACAAGCTGTTCACCAACGAATTCACGACGACCGTGAATGGATGACCCGATGGGTTCGTTCCGAAAAACTCGATGATGTCGCCCTGGAAATTGCACACAGGGAACGCAATGTCTGTCCCTATGCACCGAATCTCTTGGAGCTCGCCTTCAGAAAAGCCAGCAGCGCGATGCACCTCAATAATGACTTCAAAAGCCATGAGAATGAATCGCGCAAGCATACGCTTGTCGAACTTACCGTAATCCCCTGCCACCAACTGATCCTTCCCATGCTGGGTCAAATAGTGGTAGAAATGAGTCCATTCCATTGACTGTGTTACAGTCCCTGGGGCAGCCTCAAAGATGAGCTTGTTCTTTTGGAGAAGGCGAACGAAAGAAAGAAGCTTCTTACGTCCTACAATGCTGAAATCGATAGGAGCACCCGTAAAAACACGAGTCTTCTTCTTCTCAATTTTCGCAAAGCTTGTGGCTTCGTCCTTGAGGTGTGCGGTGAAAACCGGATAAGCACGACGTCCTTCCACGTAGCATTGCTCTACGTGCCGAACACGTGCCCACACTTCGTCAGTGAAAGTCACACCGTCTGGCAGATCTTTCGATGGATCTGGATGGAGAAACTGTTTCTTTGAAGTGTTCCATGGAAAACCCATCGATGTGCTCACATTGATACGGTCAATGTACTTGACTCCTGCAAGCCCGTTGACTGCCGCACGATCGGTGAGGAATACGAGTTCACGCTTCCACGCGTCGCCGTACGTTGCATCCAACTGAATCACAATGTCTTGTACATATGTACGTACACAATGCTCAAGAACATCATGATCAACGTCTGTGTGCTGTAACACCATCTCCTTGATGTTGTTGTGAATAGGTTCCCAGCCTGTCATGACTGGCTTACCATAGTTCACCTCACCACCCAATTCTTCCAGCATTTCCTGCTGCAAAGGTGTGTCACACACGCGGCTTCTGGGTTTGGGGCGTCCTCCTGGTAAACCACCATACACATTGGCGGTACCTACCTCCAAGTAGCGTACGACACTACGTGGATGTAAGCCTCCCGGTTGAACACCACTGCCCTGCAGATCGAACAAGGGACTTCCACCACCTTCGACCAGTGGTGTTTCGCCCAAAAGTTTGCGCAGGTGCGTTTGCCCTACGTAAGGATAACCACGAACATCTCCGTGACCCAACGTGTGCACACCTAGGATGATAGGTCCTCGAGGAGTCAAAGCAACTCCCAGAGTACCACAATCGCCATCCTGTGTTGGCACACTACTTTTTGCAAGGTAAGTGTGCATTTCACGATCAAGTGGTGCTACAGGCAGGTGGGGTTGAAACGAAACATTGAAGAGTTCGATGTACTCGGTCACACCACCCAAAGTGCGCGCAATACCCACCATACGGGTCGCCGGTACTGCTGACACATTCCAGAACTTGGTAATGTCCTTTCGGGGTGGCACATCAAGCACAGTGAGACCTGCAAGATCAACCTCCTCAACCTCCGTCACCTCGTGACGCTTGAAATACGTGGTGAAATTCGATGTAACACCACACGAGGTAGGTTCCACGATAATCTTCAACATGAAGTCGGTTCCGTTCTTCAGAGCGTGGCGATTGAAAATCAATCGCTGGCCCTTGATGAAGACGCCTTTCACGCGGTACTTGAAGTGCACATCTCTGCACTGAAATTCAAGTACAACGCAGTTGGCTGCGAACAAATCACGTGCACCGGCTGGTTCTAGGTTCGCAAGCGAGCGGCTAGCAAGAGGAATGTCAAACTGCGATAACTCAATGGCGCTGTTATACCACACATTCTTGCTCTCCTCTTTCGCAAGCTGTTCCTCGGTTGTACCGTGGACGTTACCCTGCAGCTCCAGCGAGTGGATGTCACCGTCGACATCCTCCTCATCGCTGGACTCTCCAGGATCACGATCAGCAACCGCCTGCTTAACGTTCACGGTCACCTCAACCTTCTGGGTCTGTGCTGGTTTGGGTTGCACGAATGACGCACACTTCCAACTCACATAAACCTGTCCAATGAGGAGCGCCACAGCGGCAACGCGCCCCATGGTGATGCGGAAGCCATAGCCCCGACCACCATTGAGCATCCCTAATACACGCACCTCATGTTCGGTACTGAGAAAACGTGTCAGGCGCACCGTGACGTGTCGCATCACGTAAAACTTCGTGAGCCACATACCAACCCAGTTGCTGAAGAGTGTGATCAAGGTCCAATAAAGTACTCGCCCAAACTCAGCAGCAACATATCGCAGGATCAGCGTGGACCAAGCGGGTACCAACAACGCCTGCAAGCACGTACACTCCTCCCTGATCGAACAACAGAGGGGGCATACCACGATATCGCGCATGTACGTGTCAGCAGCTTCTGCTTTGGTCTGGATCTTCTCGTGTTCCTTCGACTTCTCCCCAAAATGAGTGAGAAACTTGCGCACATCAGTGAAAACTTCGACTGTTTCCAAGCGCGCAGAATCTCGCCCGTTGTGTTCTTCGGGCACAATCTGCTGCACGGTGATGACCCAGTAGTCAGGAAAACCTTGTGTAGGTCTCTCCAACTTCGCAGGATCAATGAACTTCCCGTTCGCGTGCTTGTACTCCTCCTTTGGTTCCACCTTCACAATGTACGGCAAACGCCGTCGCACAGCGAGTGGACAGTGGAAGTAGTCCTGAGCATTCAAGTCAGGAGCGTTGGTTGTCGCAAGAACGAGCTTAGCCATGACTGGTGTCTTCCCCTTGTCTTCGAGCGCCGCTTGCGCGGGCACGTATGGCACGTTGTTGACAACGTTCAGCAGATCCTTCAATGTAGGGTCTACCTCCGATGATTTCTGCGGGAGAAGGAAAGCAATATCATCCAGCTGGATGCACCACTTGCTGGAATCAAAGTTGTTCCAATACTCCTCTGCAGGGTTGCGTACATACCGATAGTGATCATCGGTGGATAGCCCGTGTACCTGTCCGTAGAAGTAGAAGAGCATCTTGGTGAAGCTCGACTTAGCCACACTTGATGCGCCATGAATAAGCACACCAAAAGGTGCGCGGCGCTCCTTCTGGGAAGCCCTGCGAGTAACTTCTGTGTTTTTCAAAAGTTGCAGGGTATTCAACTTGCGTCGAATGCCCATAGGATC